AGGAAGTCCTCTATGAGCCCCAAGATGACCCGCGTTGTAACCAGGCTGCGTTCCACCTGTCCAATACGCCCAACCTCCTAGCGCTTGGGACGCGAAATACGGGCAAAAGCTGGACCCTGCGGTGGGATGCCATCATCCGCTGCCTCATGTTCCCCGGCTTTAAAGCCCTCCTGCTGCGTCGAACAGTCCCCGACTTACGGAAATCCCACCTACAGTTCATTCCGATGGAGATGGCCCGTCTCGGGGGCGTCTACCTCTCCACCACGATGGAAGCCCGATTCCCCAATGGTTCGCTCATCCAGTTCTCCCACTGCGAGAAGATGACCGATGTCGTCAACTATCTGGGCAGTCAGTGGGGGTGGATTGGGTTTGACGAGTTGTCCACCTTCTCGCTGGAGATGTTTCTGATGATATGTGCGGCATCCCGTGTGCCGCCTACCATGCCGTACCGAGCCGTAGTCCGCGCCGGCAGCAATACGCTAGGTATCGGCTCTGCATGGATGAAGCAGTGGTTTATTGACCGGGAAGTCAACTACGCCGACTTCCCCGACTACCAGCCGGACGACTTTGAAGTCCAGTACTCGTGGCTGGATGCCAACAAGTTCGCAGACGTTGCCGACTACACCCGCAGGCTGAAAGTGCTGCCGGAACATGTCCGGCGCTCCTGGCTCAACATGGAGTTCGTGGTTGAAGGCGCGTACTTCAGCGAGTTCCACAAGCGGAACGTGGACGATGATGGCAACGCCACCCCCTGGCACTGCATCCAGACCATGCCCACCTGGGTCCACAACGGGGTCCGCCAGCATATCCGCGATATCCCGTGGATTAAGGTCTACCGGAGTATCGACTGGGGATACCATCCGGACCCGGCTGTCTGCCACTGGCACCTCGTGATGCCGAACGGACGGAAGATTACGTTCATGGAGAAGACGTGGAAGCGGACGCTGGCAAAGGATGTTGCCCTCGAAATCAAGCGGGCATCCTCCGACATGCACATTGTGGAAACCTCCTGCGACCCGACCATGTTTGTAAAGGACGGCAGCGCCCCCTTCTCCATCGCTGACATCTTCGAACAGAACGGCGTGCCCCTGACCCCGGCCCAGAACGACCGAGAGCTATACGGCTACAGCGTCCACGAAATGCTCGCTACTGAGATTGAGGAGAACGGGCGGACCTACCCCTCATGGCAGATTATGGAGCACGCCTGCCCCGAGCTAGTGCGGACCCTACCCATCCTGCAGATGGATGCGACGAACCCTAAGAAGATTGCAGACGGCCCGGACCACTGGGTGATTAGCTGTGCGTACTTCGGTATGTCGCTGGCAGCGCCGAGTAAGGACCCGGTGGTCAGCGTGATACCCCGCTGGATGCAGAAGTGGCGTCGATAGGTACATTCTAGGGTACAATTGACCGGGGAGTACTGGATGAACGAAGGTATGATGACGGACCCGCAGGAAGCGACTGAAGCGCCGGAACCTGCCGGTCTCGATACTCCCCAAGAGGAAGTAGCCGAAAAGCCCGATGCGGCTGAAAAGGCTAAGAACCTCAAAATCGCCAAGAAACTCTTCACCCGCATGACCGCCAGCCGCAGGGTTATCAAGGACCTGCTGCCGACGTGGCAGGCGAACGTGGAGCAGCGGCTTGGCCGCGTAGGGTCTGCTTCCACTGCCGGTGTCCAGACTGAGACCACGACTCAGGCTGAACTAAACCCCGACTGGGCGCTCACCAAGACCAAGATTGCCAACCTCTACTCCCAGCTCCCCACGGTTCAAGGCGCCCACGAAAACAAGCAGTTTGCCGCTGCTATCCCGCCCTTCATGAAGTCGGTCAACTACGAGTTGAGTGAGAAGCGGACAAACGTCAGTGTGGCGATGAACGAGTGCTTGGCCGATGTGGTCAATGCGTCGGGTATCGCAGGCGTGATGGTGGGCTACGCGGCTCGTTTCCGTGACGTGGAAGTCCCGTCCGTTGACACGGCTATGATTCCGGCTGAAGTCCTAAAACAGTTGCTGGCAGCGGGCAAGGTGCCGATGGACGTTGTGCCCGAGAAGACGGACAGCCGGATGTTCGTGACCCGCATCTCTCCCGGCGACCTGCTGGTTCCGACTGAGTTTACGGGCTCCAACTTTGATGACGGGGCGTTCGTTGGCTATAAGGGCCGCAAAGTGTGGTCAGAAGCCAAGTCCGAGTGGAAGCTGAAAGAGTCGGACAAAGACGACATCATGACCGGGGCTGCCAAGATTACCGGCGAGTCCATGCGGGTAGAGACGGATGCTGCTGACCTTAACGGCCCCGAAGACAGCGTGGAGTTCGAAGAGATTTACTACTGGCGGTATCTGGTGGATGCGGACGAGCCTAGCTTCTGCGCTATCTGGAAGCTGGTCCGCGTGGTCGGCAGGGACGAGCCAGTTGTTCATGAGCCGTGGCGCGGTCAGAAGAAGTTGGAAGACGGCCACTACATCGGGTCTAAAAAGTTCCCAGTCCGCATCCTGACCCTGACCTACATCAGCGACAACCCGCTCCCGCCCTCCGACACGGAAGCCGGACGCCCACAGGTTCAGGACCTACGCCTCTCCCGCGCCCAGATGTTCCAGAATCGGAAGAACTCCCTGCCCATGCGGTGGTACGACGTCAACCGTCTGGACCCGCTGGTGTCCGAGCAGTTGATGCGTGGCACCTGGCAGGGGATTATCCCGGTCAACGGTGATGGCAGCCGGTCACTGGGTGAACTCGCCCGCGCCTCCTACCCCTCAGAAGACCTGACGTTCGACCGTAACACCCAGAACGACCTACGCGATGTCTGGGGTATCAGCGCCAACCAGGGCGGCGGTATGAGCCAGGGTGAGCATACCAAGGCTGAAGTCAACTTGGTGCAGCAGAACTTTGCCACGGTTAACGGCCAGCAGCGGTTTCAGGTTGCCTCCTTCTTCCTTGGGGCTGTTGAAGTCCTTGCCGGCTGGATGGCGCTGTATTCGGACTTCCCCGTTCTCACGCAGGAAGAGAAGCAGACGATGGAGCAGGCCTGGGACCGCAAGACCATCCTCCATGACCTGGTGCTGAAGATTCTGCCCGACTCCACCATCGTGCTGGATGTGAACCAGAAGCTGGAGCGGATTTTCAAGCTTATCAACATGACTGCCAAGTCCGGCTACGTCAACGTCAAGCCGCTCATCATCAAGGCGTTCGAACTGAGTGGCGAAGACCCGGCCGAGTGCGTGGTGGACCCACAGCCGCCTAAGTCGGATGACCCGAACATCTCCTACCGCTTTACCGGCAAGGACGACATGACCAACCCGATGGTGCTGGCAATTCTGGAGAAGCGTGGGGAACTGCCATCCATTGAGAACATCAAGGCGGCTATCGAGAAACAGAAGATGATGCTCCAGTTGGCACAGGCGTCACTGCCTGAACCAAACTCCCCAGGTCCTGAAGGCGTGCCTCCTCCCACGCCGGATGGGCCGGGGGGTCCTCCTAAGCCTATGAACCCGCAGGCGCCGGATGCTCATCCGGATTGGTATATCGCGTCAACCGTAGCAAAGAGACAACGCGACATCTGACATCAAAATTGAGGAGTTTTCGATGCCTATCTACGTTTTTCGATGCGAACGCTGTAAACAGACTGAGGACCGTTTCTACCAGTCCTTCAAGCATATGTGTCAGGAACAGGCCGTTCGCTGCATAGCAGACGGCAGCAGGATGGAGCGTATTCCGTCTGGACCCGCCTTCACGGTTGAGGGCTTCAACGCCAAGAACGGGTACGCCAAATGAGGATTATCGACTTGAAGTGCCCTGTCTGTGACCACATCACGCTGGACCACCTTGAGCGTGACGAGGACAAGACCCGACCCACTCACTGTGAGGTAGCGATGGAGCGGGTCTACCTGCCGACCGCTAGGGGCAACGTCATTGGGGATGAATGCGACGTCTGGGCGAAGAATGGTATCTGCAACGCAGACGGCACTCCCCGCCACTTCACATCCAAGGAAGCGATGCGGAAGGCGGCGGATAAGGCTGGGCAGGTCAACTACGTGGTCCACAACCCGCCAAAGGGTTCGGATAAAAGCAAGCACACTTCCAAATGGGAGTGAATCGTCGGTAACTCGGAGGACTCGTAATCCTACGTCACAGGAGCAGGTATGTCAGCAGAAATAGACGCGGTTATCTCATCGGCAATCGCAGGTTTAAACGACGGAGGCAGTGATGGCGGAACAGATACTGACTCAGGGGATACCGGCATCGGAGATGCGGGTGGAGACGTCGGAACCGACATTCCAGCAGAGAGTGGAGCGGACGAAAGCGCGGATGCTGGCAGTGGGACAGACGGTGCCGAAGCAGGCGATAGCAACGGGCAGCCGGAACCGACCGCAGCAGACGTCGCCCGAGCCGCAGAGCAAGAAGCGTGGGACAAAGAGCTTGAGGAGCTAGGCGTTGCCCGCCTGAAGCCGGGGCAGAAGGACAACCGGATGCCCCATAGCCGGGTGTCCAAGGTGATTCTGAACGCCAAGACCAAGTGGTCGGAGAAGCTGACAACCGAGCACAAGGCCACCTTGGCAGAGACCGAGAAGCGGATTGCCGCCTACGAGGACTACAAGAAGACCGTTGCCGGCGTTGAACACCTGATTGAGAACGACCCTACCCGCTACCTTGAGACCCTGGCCCAACTCTACCCCCAGCACTACGGCAAGTATGCGGGCGGAGACGCGGCCAAGCCGGTGGTCAAGCAGGACCCCGAGCCCCAGGCTGATATCAAGTACGATGATGGCTCCTACGGCTTCTCCCCCGAGCAGTTCAGCAAGCTGAGGGAGTGGGACAGGCGGGAAGCCGCTCGGGTCTCCAAGGAAGAGACGACCAAGGAGTTCAATGAGCGCTTTGGCGGAATGGAGAAGGACTACAAGGCTGTTCAGGAGAGCAATGCGAAAGTCCACCAGGTCCGTAGCGATATCGACAAACTCCGTGACCAGTGGGGCGCCGACGCTATTGATAACCAGGAAGTCCAGAAAGCCATCGTGGCCCACATGGACGCCAACCTGAAGGACACCCTGACCGAATCTACCCGTAAAGTCATGACTGCCCGCTGGGAAGCAGAACGTGTTCGCCTGCAGGCTGACCGGACCACAATGCGGACGGAACTGCTGGCGGAACTGCGGGCAGCACCACGGGCGGCAGCCAAGGCACCGAACTCCCCCACCAAGTCGGATGCAAGCGGTAGCGAGTCTATTGAGCAAATCATCGCTTCCGCCATGCGGGGGCTTAAATGAGCCCGTCCCTGTTTAAGATGCTGCTGGGCGCGGCCGTTCGCCACGGACTTACAATCCTGTCCACCTATCTGGTCTCCCACCAGTTACTGGACCCGACCTACACGAATACCTTCGTGGAGAACGTCACCACCTATATACTGGAAGCCGCTCCTGCTATCATTGCTCTTGTCTGGTCTGGGGTGCAGAAGGCCCGAGCCCACGACAAAGCCACGCAGCCGCCAGTTTATAAGTTCTGGCTATAGGGAATCATGTCACTTATCATCCACATTCTGAACATCGTTTGGGGCACCTGCCTCTAGTTTGACTACCTGTAAGGGTTAGGGATTGACGTCTCTTACCCTTACAGGTACAATTTTCAGTAGGCGAGCGATACTAAAACACTCGGCAGGTTCCTCCGTACGTAGGGACTAGTCAAGCCCACCTAAGCGACTTCGACTCGATTCTCTTCGACCCCGCCAGCCGCCTGCGTCAAAGACGGACAGTAGTCACCCGACTTATCCACCGTTTTTAATGACAGGTAACCCAAAATGGCAGCTCTTTCCCAGATTGTTACGGCTTCATATCCCGGCATCCTTGCCAAGATGAAGACCGCCGAAAACCAGTTCGCTGAGTCCGCGATGATGCGCGAACTCCAGAAGCAGGGCGCTATCCGTCGTATGGACTTCGGTCCCACGATTGAAGCCCAGCTCGACTACCGGCGTAACCCAGGTGCGGGCTTCGCGGCCTCGGACCTCGCCACCTTCACGACCACCAAGACCGAAATCCTCGTCGGCGCTTCGTACACCCCGGCCGAACTTGTTGTCCCGATGACGTGGAGCAACATGGACGAAGTGATGAACCCGAGCGAGAACCAGAAGATTGCTCTGGTTAAGCAGATTGTCACCAACGCGCTGTCCTCGCATGACGACCTTATCGAGCAGTACATCGTTGCTACCTCCACCAACGGCTTCCTCGGCCTCACGACCCACGTCGTGGACGCGGGCACCGGCATTGACGGCGGTATCGACTCCTCGACCGAGACATGGTGGCGCC